CCGCAGATGACGGCGACCGAGGTGCTGGAGCGGGCGCGCGAGAAGGGTGTCCTGCTGGGGCCGTCGATGTCGCGCCAGCAGTCGGAGTATCTCGGCCCGCTGATCGAGCGCGAGCTCGACCTGCTGGTCGCCGATGGGATCCTGCCGCCGATGCCGGCGGCGCTGCGCGAGGCCGACGGCGAGTACTCGATCGTCTACGAGTCGCCCCTGGCGCGCACGATGCGCTACGAGGAGTTGACGGGCTTCAACCGGCTCCTCGAGCAGGCGGCGACCTACGCCAACGCAACGACGGACCCGCGCATCCTCGACTGGTTCAACTTCGACGAGGCGATCCCTGCGGCGGCCGAGATCCAGGGTGTGCCGATGCGGTGGATCAACACGATGTCCGAGGTCGAGCGCATTCGCGCGGGCCGCCAGCAGCAGCAGGAGGTCGCCCAGATGACGGCGGCGGCGCCTGGGGCGGCGGCTCTGATCAAGGCGGTGAACGCCGGGCAGCGTCCTAGCCGATGACGTTGCGCGACCTCTTGGTGCGCCGGCATCAGGACTACGTCCAGACCTTCAAAGGCCCCGTCCCCGAGCGCGTGTTGGCGGATCTGGCTCGGTTCTGCCGCGCGGGGGAGTCGACATTCCACCCGGACCCGCGCGTTCACGCCGTCCTTGAGGGGCGGCGCGAGGTGTGGCTGCGGGTCCAGAAGTACCTGCGGCTGTCCGCGGCGGATGTCGATCGGCTGGTGAAAAGTGAGGCCGCTGGTCGGGGGGAGACCAGCGGCCTCTGAGGTGGCCGGGGCGTTACGTCCGGCATCAGGGAGGACACGCCATGTGCTGTCGACCAACCGGGGCGACAACGATGCGATAATCGCAAACCAATGAGAGGTTGTCAATGACCGAATCGAACGCCCCCGCCGATGGCGGACAAGGCGGCGCGCCTGCCGCCGGCAACTGGATCGAGGCGATCCCCGACGCAGACCTCAAGGGGTGGGCGCAGAACAAGGGCTTCAAGGAACCGACCGACGCCCTGAACTCGTACCGCAACCTCGAGAAGCTGATGGGTGCGGACAAGGCGGGGCGGACTGTGGTCGTGCCGGCGAAGTGGGACGATGCGGCCGAGGTCGGCGCGTTCTACGAGAAGCTGGGGCGGCCCAAGGATCCTGGCGGCTACGCGATGCCCAAGGAGGGCGTCGACGCCGATATGGCGAAGTGGGCGCAGTCGACGTTCCACGAGGCCGGGCTGACGCCGCGGCAGGCCGAGCTCGTCATCGGCAAGTGGCAGGAGATGATCGGCGGCAAGGCCTCGGCCACGCAGGAGGCCTACAAGGCGCGCGTGGCGCAGGAAGCCGAGGCGCTGAAGAGCGAGTGGGGCGCGGCCTACGACGATCGGTTGGCGCGCGCGAAGTCGGCGGCGAAGACCTTCGGCGTCGATGCCGACACCGTGGACAAGCTCGAGAACGCCTTGGGCTTCGGCGGGCTGATGAAGTTCTTCGCCGAGATCGGCTCCCGGATCGGCGAAGACAGCATGGTCAACGGGTCCGGGTCGCAGTCCTTCAACGGCGCCATGACGCCGGATCAGGCGCGCTCGGAGATCCAGCGTCTGCGCGGCGACAGCGAGTTCGTCCGGCGCTACGTCGCCGGCGACGCCGAGTCCCGGCTCAAGATGGAGCGGCTCCATCGCTGGGCGTTCGGTGAAGGACCGGTGGCTTGACAAACGCGCAACACGATGAGAGGATCGCAATGAACCCGGAGCAGATCCGGCTGGAGTGCCTGAAACTCGTCAACCGGCACGATTGGCCCCCCGACATGGTGGTCGAACGAGCCAAGGTCTTCGAGCGGTACGTCCAGGACAGCCAGGCGCCGGCGAAAGCCGGTCGCCCGACAAAGGCGAACAACCCTCTGGCATGAGGGCCGCCGGACAGCCGGGAAAGACCGGCACCCTGCCCGGGTAGGGCATGAAGACGGCCCCCGTCTGGGACAAGCCCTTCGGAAACGAAGTGTCCAACCCCAACGAGGATCATCCTCATGTCCATCAATCTCCCGACGTTCTACGTCCAGCAGTTCGCGACCAACATCAGCCTTCTGCTCCAGCAGAAGGGCTCCGTTCTCCGCAACGCGGTGACCGTGGGTTCCTATGTCGGCAAGCAGGCGTCTCCGGTCGAGCAGATCGGCGCAGTCAACATGCAGCCGGTCACGTCGCGCTTCGCCCCGATGGGCCGCGTGGACGCCCCGACCGATCGTCGGTGGGTGTTCCCCAGCGACTTCGACCTGCCGCAGCTGATCGACAACTTCGACAAGCTCCGCATGCTGGTCGACCCTGCGTCGTCCTATGTCCAGAACGCAGTCTACGCGGCTGGCCGCCAGATGGACGACCTCATCATCTCGGCCTTCTTCGGTGCGGCGCAGACGGGCGAAACCGGCGCGACGGCGACGAGCTTCGGCACTGCGCTCACCACGGCCGGCACGCCTGGCAACAACGTCGCGGTGGCCCGCGGCGCCGCTGCGGCGACGGGTCTGACGGTGGCGAAGCTTCGCGAGGCGAAGCGTCGGCTCCTCCAGAACCTCGTCGATCCGTCCGAGGCGATGTACGCGATCATCACCTCGCGGCAGCACGACGATCTGCTGGCCGAGGCTCAGGTGATCTCGACCGACTTCAACGATCGCCCTGTGCTGGTCGACGGCATGGTGACCCGTTTCCTCGGGATCAATTTCATCCTGTGCGAACGGCTCCAGAACGGTACGGACGACGCGTCGGCGACGTCGCGGGCCATCCCGGTGTTCGTCAAGAGCGGGATGCACCTCGGCATGTGGAACGACATCACGACCGACATCACGCAGCGCAAGGATCTCCAGGGCCTGCCCTGGCAGGCCTACGTCTACATGACCGCCGGTGCTACCCGCATCGAGGAGAACAAGGTGGTCCGCATCTGGGCCCGCGAAGCGTGATCGACCTGATCTGAAAGGAAACCCATTCCATGGCGAACTCCCAGAGCATCACCAACCGCGACTCGACGCCGCGCGTCATCAACAACGCGCGGCTGACGGGCTCGGTTCTCTACTCGGCCACCGAGCGCGTCACCATGGCCACGACCGGCCACGGTGTCGGCACGATCCACCGTCTGTTCGAGCTCCCCTCGAACGCGGTGATCTCGCGCGTGTTCTTCTCGGCCCCGGACATCGGCACCACGACCGCCGCGGATGTCGGCCTCTACCGCACGACCGCCGATGGCGGCGCGGTGGTGGACGCCGACTTCTTCGCGTCGGCGCAGGCGCTGAACGCCGGGCCGTATGAGAACGTCGACATCACCCGTGAGTCGGCGGTGATCACGCCGGCGAACAGGCACCAGGCGATCTGGCAGATCCTTGGCCTCACGGCCGATCCGCAGACCCGCTACGACGTGGCGCTCACGATGACGGGCGCTTCCGACGGCACCGGCTCCGTCGACGTGACCGTCCAGTACACGGTCTGAGGCAACGGAGGAGGGGCCCCGCGCCCCTCCTCCCCATTTGAGAGGGGCTACGCATGGCGACCCGACGCTACATGCTCAACAAGGGCGAGACGTTCACCGGGGTGACCGAAGCGGTCGGCTCGGCGACCGTGACGAAGAACATCGAGCTCACCGTCGATTTCGACGCCCCGGCTGGCCAGACGGTCACCAAGGCCGAGGTGCTGCGCGCCCTCGACCATTTCAAGGAATACATCCTGCGCGGCAACTGGCCGCCGGCCTGATAGGAGGGCCGCATGGCCGTCTACGTCACCGAGCACACGCTCCCGAGGATCTTCACCGGCAATCCTCTGCCGGTGGTCGAGCTCCCGCCGCTGGCGACGCAGAAGCTGACGAACGGCGCGACGTCTGTGCAGTCGAGCGCCTTCAACGCGGCGACCCGCATGATCGGGGTCCACACCGACGCGATCGTCTCGATCGCGGTGGGTGTCAACCCCACGGCGACGACGAGCGACAAGCGCATGGCGGCGGGCATGACGGAGTATTTCTTCGTCGAAGCCGGCCAGCGCATTGCCGTCATCAACAACACCTAATGGTGCGCGCATGATCATCGCTCCTCCCCCCGTCCCTGAGCTCAACACCGTCTCCTCGCTGCTCGCGGTGATCAGCGACCCGGTGCGATCGGCCGAGGCGCTGGCGGGTATGCGCGCGGCGGCCGACGAGTACCGCGCGCTCGCGGCGGCCGCGGAGCAGGATCGTCTGGAAGCCGTTCGCGCGCGAGCCGCAGCGCAGGAGGCCGCCGACGCAGCGGCTCGAGATCGTAATGCCGCCGCGGCGGCCCGCGCTGCGGTTGAGGCGCGCGCGCGCGACCTGGCCGCGCGCGAGAAGGATCTGGAGGCGCGCGAAGCTGTGTTCGCCGAGCAGTCGGCCAAGGCTGCCGACGATCTGAAGCGCCGCGAGGACACGGTCTCGCAGCGTGAGGCGATGGCCGCGAACGCGACTGCCGAGGTCAACGAAACGAAACGTGTCTGCGACGCGCTGATCGCGGAATACAACGAGAAGATCGCCAAGCTCCGCGCGCTGGCGGGGTGACGGATACCGGCGCGCAGATCTGATGTGAGGAACCAATGGCAGCCCTGACGAACTTCGCCGAGAACAAAGTGATCGACGCCATGCCGCGTGGCCAGGCCATCGGCACGCCCGCGACCTGGTACGTCGGCCTGTTCACCGCCGCGCCTGGGGAGGTTGGCGGCGGCACCGAGGTCTCTGGCGGCAGCTACGCGCGCGTCGCGGTGACCGCGGGGCTGACGCAGTGGGCCGGCACGCAGAGCGCCGGCAGCACCGCCGTGTCGAGCGGGACCGGCGGCACGACGTCGAACAACGCCGCGATCACGTTCCCGGCGCCGACAGCGAACTGGGGCGTCGTGACCCACTGGGGGATCTTCGACGCCTCGACCGGCGGCAACCTGTGGATCTACGCCGCGCTCACCACGTCGAAGACCGTCAACAACGGCGACCCGGCCCCGTCGTTTGCCGCCGGCGCGCTCACCTTCCAGATCGACAACTGACATGGCCGATAACGTCGCGATCACCCCAGGCTCGGGCGCGAAAGCGGCCAGCCGCGAG